GGTGATTACGACCCGCAAGCCCAGCCGATAACACATTACGAGCGCGGCATGGTAGCGAATGACTTTTGCCCGAAGTGCCGCATAGGCAACCTCGATACTGGCTGGGAATGTCTTCGATGCGGGTACGACGCGAAATGGATTGCCGATGCGCCGCAAGATGAGTGATTACGACCCGCAAGCCGGGAAAGCCCGCGTGGTGTATTTTCCTGCGGAAGCAGTAGTCTCGATTGAATGCCACAAAACCGGGCAGCAAATCCCAGCCGTCATCGTCGCAAGGCTTGGTACGACGGGATGGGTGCATTGCCCGGTATGCACAGCGGATCGTCACGACCGCATCTGGCATCGCGTGGACCTACTGCCATGACCGATTACGACGCGCAAGCCGATCAAGCGGAAATGGGCGAAGTGTCCGACGGCTATCACACGTTTAATGAACTGTATGAGCACCGGCACGCGCTGTTCATCGCGCTGTGCCGCCGAATGCCACTCGCATGCTGGCGCTCGCGACGACATGCCGACGGTTCAATGTACGACGGCCAGTTCGTGATAGGCATCACGACGGGAACGCCACTGCGCCAGATAATCACGACGGGAACGCCACTGCGCCAGATAAGTTATCATTTGCCAATTCGGTTGTGGGATCGAACTAATTTCGTCAATACGTTAGAACGCGCTCCTGAGTGGGATGGCCATACGTCGGTTGACGTGATCGAAACGTTATATTTGCTATGACCCGAGGTTGAAATGGTCAAGCTCGCCGAAAATCCAGGTCATGCGGTAACATTTACGCCAGGCAATCAAAGGCTAGGCAAGCCAGAAAAGCCGATACTCCCAAGTGTGGAAGAGGTTGCGATTTTGCGTCGCGCGAGTCTCGGCTTCATTATCGTTACGCTTACAGAAACCGGCAAGATCTATGCTTACGAAGACGGCAGCCCCGTCACCTTTCGGAGTGGAGATCAAGTCAGGTCAGAGCGACAGTTCGCCCGTATGGTGGCGAATGGCTGGCTGATGCCCGATCGAGGGGACAGTCTGTTCGACGGCGGGCCACCGCAAATCTATCGGGCGCGCAAGCCTGCTTAACAAACGGAGAATGTTGTGGACGACGTTTCATTTGTTGCGCCGCCGCGAAAAGTCAAGACTGCGATAGTGTGGGATCTACGGCCATGGCCGTGGTATCGGGTGGGTCCCGAGTTTCGCGCCGAATGTGATGCAATCGCCAGTGGGGCAACACCGGAAACGGGACCGGAAAGAGCTAGACAGCCGGAAGCCGATCTTCTGCAACTGCGCGTAAAACGCGGCTTGACGCAAAGAGCGCTAGCAAAACTTGTCGGGTGCCATCAGGTCGAAATCAGTCGTTCCGAGCACGGCGGCGCCGGTAAGTGGCCAGCTATCATTCGTAAGGTGTTAGAGGGATGAAAGTGCGGTATATCGAGCATCACCCAGATGAATGGCTTGTCGGAATAGCCGGTCTTACGCCCGAGCAGAACGGAATTTATCGGACCATTTGCGATCTTATCGCCTCAACTGGCGGTCCCATACCCATTGATGATGAGCGACTTTTTCGGATAATCAAAGCGAAGCGGAATCGCATTAATCGAGTCATAACTGAGCTGTTAGCGGGTCATAAGTTGACCATTAGCGGGTCACAACTGAGTAATAACCGGGTTATAAGTGAGCTAGAACGGGCCAACAACAGGTCTAAAACTGGACAAGATCGAGCATCCAAAAGATGGCATTCCAATACCTTAGATGATGCGCTCGGCAATGCACGCGCGCGAAAACCAAGAACCAAGAACCATATTATAGATTCTCCTAGCGGAGAATCTTCCCCCCTTATGTCCCCCCCGATGAAGCCGGAGCGCAAAAATGGCGGACAAGAACGAGGAACCAGGCTTGCGTCCGATTGGCAACCTAGCAGCGAAGATTGTGCCTTTGCCGAGGGCGAATGTGGGCTTGACAGCAGACGCGTCGGTGACAGCTTCCGAGATTACTGGATCGCCCGGCCGGGCGCTGGCGGGATCAAGCTCGATTGGAGCGCCACCTTCCGAAATTGGTGCCGCAAAGAACGCGATAGCAGCAGCGTTCGCGGAGGGCGATCCGGGGCAAACGGATCGCGTCCTGGAGGCATCGCTGCGGCGCTGCGTGACGTTCTCGGCCATCCGGCCGGCCACTGATGATCCGTATACGACGTTCAGTCTGCGCGGCTACGGCCTTGAACGCAATGACCGCCCTTTGGCTCGCCATCTCATCGAGGAGGCAATGCGGCCGGCGGCGCGCGACGTGCTGGCGCGGGAACTGGCGCGGCTGCGCGCGTTGACGGTGTCGCGCGCCGCCGATGCGGACGACACGCGGATCATCTTTGCCGTCTACCTCGACGCGCTCGCGGAATACCCGGCTGATGCCGCCATCGCGGCGCTTCGCCGCTGGCCGCACGACCATAAATTCTGGCCGGCGCTCGCTGAACTTGCCGACGCTATCTGGTCGTTGTGTGAGTTTAGGAAGATGATTTGTGATGCCGCAAATAGTACGTAATTGCTGGGCACCAGGATATGCTGCCCGCTACGATGAGCCGTGGTTCCGCGCTCTCTTGGTCGAGACGCAGAAGCGGTACAAGGAACAAGACTTGGCGCGCGCTGACGCACATCGGCGATGGGCACAAGCCATGACGCTGGAAGCGCGTAGGGAAGCCGCAGAGGCGTTCTCCGCTATTTGCGTGTCTCAGGCTGCCCAAAACCTTTCCAAGCCATCAGCGGCGGCCACGTCACGCGATCCTGCAGCGGCAATACGGGGGGAGTTAGGTATTACCGCGCGCGCGGCGCGCGCGGCGTACGAAGATCCAGAAGCGCTCCGCCGGGGACGGGTAGCGCTGGGGCTTGAAGATGATCTACCGGAGGAGAGAGGATGAACGAGCAGAATTCGCCATGGACGCCGGAGCTTCAGAATCGCGTGCTCGCTCTGCAGGAGCAAGGGCTATCGAGAAGCAAAATCGCCACTGAGGTGGACATGACCAAAAACCAGATCATCGGCCGACTGTATCGGCAAGCTCATCCAGAGCGCTCCACGTACGCTTGGCGGGTGTTTGGTCAGCGGGATTCTGACTACGATGGTCCTACAACCCTAGACCGACTCCAAGCGTATCATGACAAAATGGACGCAGCCCATTGGTGGCCAGAATTCGCTAATATGGTGAAAGGCACCATAGTATTACGCTATCCTGCTCCATCGTAACGATGCACTTACACTGAGCCGCCTTAGAGATCATAGGCGTGCATCATCCTGAACAAATGACCAAAGCGGCTTTCAATCGCAAAGTGATCGACGAGCACTCGGCAGTTCGAATGGGTACCGCGCAGCATTAGCGTTTGCCAATCCAAATATCGGCAGCTGTCCGGTGTTTCCACCTTGATTGAGGTCTGCGTTGGTAACAAGCCACGCAGCCGCATTACTTCGGTCGGATTGGCGGCGATCACATAAACCGCCAGGCCTTCCATTTCGAGTCGTTTGGCATGATCAAGCATCCTTGTGGTCCTGCCCGTGCCGCGCAATGGATCATCGCTCATGCTGCTATCCCTCAGCCGAGATTGTGACTTTGGCGCGCTGTGCTTTGTGCGCGGACAACACCAGTTCGTCTATGTCATCATCGTCGAGTAGGATTTCGGCGGCTCCGCGGTCAGGATCTTTCGAGACCGGATCTTTGCCGTAGACGGTCAGTTTGTAGACGCCCTTGCCGACCGTCTCGATGCACCAAAAATGATTGCTGGATCTCATGGTGTTTCGCTCCTGCGCGCAATAAACTGGTCATACCGTCAGCGTTCTCTCTCGACGATTGTAGAGCGCCCGCATGAGTGAGTCTTCGTGGCGCTCAATCGTTACCGCCTGAAAACGCTTATTGATGCGCCGCCACTCAATGTGGAAGAAATGATCGATCATCATCGGTGGCCTGTCGACCAGGTTGGTGAGATAGTCGCTCACTCGGTCAAGATCGCGAAGTGCTTGCTCGTGTGTCATAGTGTTTCGTTCCTGCTCATGCCTTACAGATGGGAATATAGCGCGTATTTTCGGCGCGTCAAGCGAAAAAGTTCGACAGAGACGAAAAAATCTCTTGACGCCGATTTTCCTCGCGCTTATGTAAGGAGCGTCAGAACGGAGGAATCGATGAGCCAGCAGATCAAACAAGCATTCGAAGACGGCGCGATGGCTTACCTCTGCGGCGCGCCAGAGAGTGAGTGCCCGCATAAAGATCGCCGGCTCTGCGCCGCCTGGCGGATGGGCTGGTCGCAGTGTCAGCGTTATCAACGGCATGCGGCATGATCACCGCCGCTCAACGCCGCGCTTCTCGCGCCTTCAAAATTGGTCCGGAGGCGCATGCCAAATTCGTGGCAGAGCGCTACGCCCGCCGCGCCCAACGGACTAGGGATCTTATCGAGCGAACGAAGGCAAAAGCGATCGAGCATGGTCCCGATAGCATCTGGTCCGAGATGCTCGCCGAAATGGTCAACAAGCCATGATCACCCCCGCTCAATGCCGTGCCGCTCGCGCTTGGCTCAACCTCACACAAGCCGAGCTTGGTATGATGATCGGTCGGGGTGACTCCGCTGTCGCCCGTTTTGAGAACGGCGGTACGCTAGATCAAGCCCTCGCTCTCGCGCTCCAGCACGTCCTCGAAGAGCGCGGCATCATCTTTACGCAATCGGCCGATATGGTGCACGCTCCGCGAAGTGGTATCGAAGGGCCAGAATGAACCAGACCATCCTACACCGCAGACAGGGAGAGCAAAAATGGTTAAACTGAACTGGATCTCAGCGGCCGATGGAAACACGCTTTGCGCAGATGGTTATCCAATTCGCATTAGGCGGACACGAGGCAGCCCGCCATTCAAATTAGAAACGGACGGGCATGTGCCAGATGCGGGATACTGGACGCTGGCATTAGCAAAGCTAGACGCTGAACGATTCGCGGCTGAGATGGACGAGTTCACTAAAGACCAGGGCCCATGAATGAACCAGACCATCCTCCCTCTCGCCTTCCTGATCCCACTCGCGATCATGGGCGTGAACTACCTTCCGCACTCCGAACCGCTGTGCATCAACGGCCATCCCGCACCACGTCAGCCGACAACCTACGACGGCCTGCCCACAGCAGACATCGGTGATACGGCCCATCCCTGGTGCGCCGCGACCGGTTGCGAGCGCGACCACATAATCCCGCGCTGTCTAGGTGGGCCCGACACCCGCGACAACATCCAGTATCAGCCGTGGCCGCAAGCCCGCAAGAAAGACGCTCGCGAACGGGCAGCCTGCGAAGCCTTCTGCCGCGGCGACATCACACCTGAGCAAGCTCGCGGCCAATTCCACCGCGAATGGCCATAATGAGTTGGCATGAGCGTGCGGCGTTTACCAATGGTATGATCGGCGGCGCATTGGTCGTAGGGGTGCTGACGGGCGAATGTCCATGGTGGCTCGGGTTAATCATCGCGATACCCGTTTGTGTATTAGGCGCCGCTGTAAGTCTCTATCTCGACGAAAAAGAACCGTTTGCCTAATGCGACCAGCCTTTCCCTCATCGGCCAGCAAGGCTATAATAACGGGGCGTGGCTCTTCGCGTAGTGAGTTGAATGACGGGTGTAGAACTGGAGTGTCGCTGGAACTGGTGGCGTGCCGCGCTTGATTTCTTCGCTTGGCCGCAATACGAGGCAGCAATGAGCGCCTACCGCGGCATTATGTGGGGCGAAGAGTAGGGTGCCGACTCGGCCCGGACGCATAGGAAACCCAAAAGGCGGCGCAGCCACAAAGTACTCAGCCGCGTTCGTCGGGCGCGTCTTCGAACTATGCCTCCTAGGCCTCTCAGATGCTCAAATTGCCGACTGTCTCGGCACCGCAGCCCGCACGATGGCGGAATGGCGCAAGCGACACCCGGAGTTCAAATCAGCCTTCGATCGCGGCCGAACCATAGCTGATGGCAAGATTGCCCGAGCGCTGTACAAGCGAGCCAAGGGCTACTCGCACCCAGCCGAGAAGATCTTTCTCAGCAAAGACGGCCAAATCGTCCGCGCGTCGTACATCCAGCACTATCCCCCAGACACCGGAGCGATGCAGCTCTACCTCACAAACCGCCAGCGAGCCCTATGGTTCTCCAAGCCCGGCGCCGAGGTAAACCTCAACATCAGCCTCGAAACCGTCGTCCTCAACGCTCTCAAGCTCAACCAAACTCGCAAACAGGCGGACACCAAGCTGATCGAAGCCAACAGCGACGCACCGCTACTCGAATACCCCGGAGAACCGACAGAATGAGCCCACCTCCACCCATCAATCGAGATGATCGGCTCTGGATGGCCATCTTCAACGCCATCCCCGCGCAATACCCAGGCACTACCCAAAACGTCCCCTTCTCCCGCCGCGTAGCTATGGCCGACGCCGCATGGCTGGTCGCGCTACCAGGTGAGGCTAAATCCCCCTGAATGACCACACTAGGTCTCGTGATCGTGGTAATCGGCCTTGGCATTCGCCTGATGCGGCTAGAACGGCGCGTTGACCGCATGAACAGCCAACATAAGGGCTGCGGCCAACGTAAGGGCTGCCAACATAAAAGGCCGCCAACATAAAAAGCGGGCTAAATCCACCTGACTGACTCAGGCTCCGCGCCTGCCCGCGCGAGCCTCAGCGTGCCCTCGCCGCGAGCGCAGCAACCGCTACATAGACGGATGCTCCTGCAGTGATATCAATGGGTTAGGTGAACGGACGCAGCAATGGGTAACGCTTGGGTATCAAACAGCTGCCCGCCAGACCCGGCTTTGGGGGGCGCCGGCATCGAGGATGGAGGCTACCTCATGGGGGCTCGCACGCCCGCTCTCGCTATATTTTCTGCGGAATTTTTGGTGTATGAATTCCCGGACCGATTTCGGAGGTGATTGTGGTTGGTGAGGTTGTGGGACTGGCTCGAACGAGTAGTTGGCATTCGGGGCCGGCGCAGGTGGCTCGGTGTTTATTTTGCGGAAATGTTGGGGTTTGGTGGAGTTGCCGGTGTGAGTGGGCGCAGTTGATTGAGGGTGGTAAGCTGCCGCGGCCACGGACGATTTCCGGGCCTAACGGCAAGCTCACCATCGAGTGCTGTCCCGAGCTACTTGCGGCGGCGCGGCGTGCTGGGGTGATCCGGATGGCTGAAACTGAGCCACCCTTACCTCAAACTGAGCCACCCTTACCTCAAACTGAGCCACCCTTACCGAAAGTGAGCCACCAAACTGAGCCACTTGGCGAAACTGAGCCAGTGGGCGATTTGGAAACTGAGCCACCTGGGGCGCGTGAGCAGAAACGGCTTAGGATCGTGGCTCGGATTTTACTCGACCCGGCCGCGTCTGATCGGGTGGTGTCTGCGGCGGTCGGGGTGAGTCGGAATACGGTTGCGGCGGTGCGGGCTTCGATGAGGGAAGGGGATGAGTGAGATGGTGGATCGGATGATCCGGGCGGTGGCCTTGAGAAGCGAGGGATAGATGGACGATATTTGGGTCGTAATTGTCGTGATGGCGTTGGGTTGGGATGGGCATGCTGTGGAATTCCACGAGTTTAGTTCGAAGAAAAACGCCGATGAGGCGGCTGAACATATTCGCCGCGCGCTGAAGGACGTCGGCGGCGCGCACCACTCAGAAGTGATCTGCTTGCTAAAATAAATGCCACGCGAGAAGCCGTCCGCAGGACCCCAGGGGGAATTGGAGAAGGCGACGGCGCGCTGGCAGCTCGATCCTGCGGCGATGGTGCGGGAATTGTTTGGGGAGGAGCCGGACCCCTGGCAGGAGGACGTGTACCGGGCATTTCCGGTAACGCCGCGGATTGCGATGCAGGCGTGCCGGGGACCTGGCAAAACCCACACCCTGGCGGCCATCGGTTGGAACTATCTCCTGACGCGACCACACCCCCGCATCGCGGCGACGTCGATCACCGGCGACAACCTGCGGGATGGTCTGTGGTCGGAGATGGCCTTGCTGCAGAGCAAGAGCGAGCTGTTGAAGGCAATGTTCGAGCTTCAGAAGACGAGGATCGTGTGCCGGCAGCATCCGGAAACGTGGTGGATGAGCGCCCGCACTTTCTCGCGGTCGGCCGACGAGGCGGCGTTAGGGTCGACGCTTTCGGGTGTCCACGCCGACTACACGCTCTTCCTGCTCGACGAAACGGGAGGCATGCCGAGGCAAGTTATGAGTGAGGCCGAGGCGGCGCTGTCTACTGGCAAGGAATGCCACATTGTTCAAGCCGGCAACCCGACGGAGTTTGGCGGGGCGCTGTATCACTCGGTGAAACGCCAGCGGCATTTATGGCTAGTCTTCGAGATCTCGGGCGATCCTGACGACCCGAAGCGGGCGTCTCGCGTCGGTCTGCAATGGGCGCGGGATCAGATAGCGGCCAATGGGCGCGACGATCCTTGGGTGCTCGCGAATGTCTTTGGGAAGTTCGCCCCCGGAGGCATTCACCAGCTCATCAGCGTCGAGGAAGTGGAGGCGGCCACGCGCCGGCACTATCGGGAATACGACTATGCGCGTAGCCCCAAACTGCTCGGCGTGGACGTGGCCCGAGAGGGGGATGACATGAGCGTCATATTCCCGCGTCAGGGTCTGGTGGCCTTCCAGCCGATGAAATACCGTAATGTGAGCTCGGTGGAGGGCGCCGGCGCGGTCTCGCGCAAATGGGACGAGTGGGATGCCGACGCATGCTTTGTCGATGCGACGGGTGGCTATGGGTGGGGCTGGATCGACCAGCTTCGGCAGCGGGGCTACGCGCCGATCCCGGTACAATACGCGGGCAACGCCCACGACAAGCAGCGCTACGCCAACAAGCGAGCCGAGATGGCGTTCGACCTGGTGAGTTGGATCAAACAGGGTGGCGCGATCCCCGACATTCCGGAATTGTCAAGGGCCTTGACAGAGACCACTTATGCGTTCAAAGGCGATGCCTACATTATCGAACCCAAAGAGGACATCAAGGCGAAGTTGGGATTTTCTCCTGACGACATGGATGCGCTGATGGAGACTTTCGCCGAGCCGGTCCAACCCAAGGGGCGCGCTGCTCGGGGAGGCAGCAGGCACAAATTCGAGTGGGAGCCGCAGATGTCGTATGAACCGCCGCCCTATGAGACTTACCGATGACCAAGCTCCACTACGACTACACGAACGTCAAGGATTACTGCGAGCGCATCGGGCTTGCATGGCTCGGTGACGAAGCGGTGGTAAACAGCGACGAGGCCGCTCACGAGCACGGTTTTACGCAGGAGCAAGTCGACGTCGCGTTCTGGCACATGCTGTGGCACGTCAAGTGGTTGTTTACGCCGCAGAACTATACCGAGGAGCAGCGCGGCGAGATCGCGGCGCACTTTCTGGAAGGCACCCAGTGGGAGGCGATCGATAAAGGTCTGATCTCATATTCTGATGAGGAATAGGTGATGGGCTTCCTAGCTCCCAAGATCCCCGGGCCGCCACCTCCGCCGCCGCCTCCCCCCAATCCCCCGACCTTCGGCGATCCCGCAGTACAGGGAGCCGGGACCGCAGCGGCGCAGCGGGCAGCGGCGGCGGCCGGCGCTGGGTTTGGCGGCACGTTGCAGACCGGACCGCAGGGTGCGCCCAGCGCGCCAACGGCGACGAAAGCGCTACTTGGGCAATGAAGATCAGAATGGCCGAAGCGACAGGATGTCCGGTCCCGCAGTTTGTGGTCTACCCGGAGGGCGAGGAAGAGCAGATGCTTCTGCGAGCATTCTTCCATCTACACCACAATGACCCCGAGTGGCTCTTCCAGATGCATGGCTGCGTACACCAGGACGGCAAGATTACGTCGTTCAACTTCGGGCTAGTGAAGCGTTAACCAATGCAGCGCTGCATCTGGCACGGCCACATCCCGGTTGAGATGTTGGGTGCCGGAGAGTTTGCGGGGCGTAAGTTTCTGGTGTGTACGCAGTGTGGCAAAACCTGGCCGGAGAGAGGACATGACAATGCTCAAGACGGCAATCGTGACGGCGGCGTTTCTGATGATGCTTCCAATGACGGCGCGAGCCGGCAGTATGATCGATGACATCGAGCGCGCCGATCAGCAATACCAGATCGAGCGGCAGCGGGAGCAGCTGCAGCAAGACAGGGAAGACATGGAGCGCCAGCGGGCGCGGTACGAGGATGAGCTGGCGCACGAGCGGCTGAATACGTACCTCGATCCATACGGCTCGGATTCCGACCGGCCACACCGGCATTACTGACGTGGACATGGCGGAAGTCAAAAACCGGGTTCACGCGATCCGCTCGGGCGCGATCCACAACAACCCCGAGACTCCGCTGTTGGTCCATGCGCTTTACGCCGATGTGCTCCAAGCAATTGCCGATGGCGCCCAAAATCCATCGTATCTCGCCCGAGAGGCGCTGAGGGCGCAGCCTTATGCGTAGTGCCGAAGGCCTGGCTCATTACGAGCGTTCGAGCCCGACGCTGCTCGCCCAGCAGCCGCCGTCGCTGCCGTACCGACCCGAGCAGCCCGATTTAGAATGGGATGTGATCTACGCCCATCTGGAATCGCGGCTCGGGATGGGCCGGACCTGGAGGTACAGCTACTGGATGCACTGGGCCGAGATCGCCCAGTTTCTTCTGCCGCAGCGCTATCGCTGGCTGGTTGTTGCCAACCTCTTCCGCCGCGGCTCGCCGATCAACCAAGCAATCATCGATTCTACTGCGGGTCTGGCGCGGGACATCTGCGCGGCCGGCATGGTTGATGGGATCTTTCCCACCACGCGCCCATGGTTCAAGCACGCCATTGGAATTCCAGGTTACGAGCCGGACAACGAAGGAAAGAATTGGCTGGAAGACCTCGACGCCGCGATGTACGTAGTCTTGGCGCAGTCGAACTTCTACAGCCGCATGGCGCAGATGATGCAGGATCTCGTCTCATTCTGCACGGCCACCGTGACCTGCTACGAAGACGCTGAAGATGTCGTGCGGTTTTATACAGACTGTCCTGGCGAATATTACTTGTTTAATGGTGCCAGCTTTTCAGTGGACGCGAAATATACCGAAGGCACTTACACTGTCTCACAACAGGTAGACAAGTTCGGGTTGGAGGCGTGCAGCGAAGGGACGCGGGAGAAATGGCAAGCTGGCGGCGCTTCGCTCGAAATGGAGGACGTCGTCGCTTGCGCGATCGAGCCGAACTTTCCATTGGACGGCAGAGGCAGGCCGGGCGGCAAGGAGATCAAAGTCGTCCCCGGCGGATTCCCGTATCGCGAAATCTGGTGGCTGAGGGGGCAAAAAACCAACGGTCCATTGTCGATCCGGGGATTTTGGGACAAGCCGTTCGCGGCGGCGCGCTGGGCGACGACCGGCAATGATCCTTATGGCAACCGCGGACCGGGCATCGATGCGCTCGGCGACATCAAGCAGCTCCAGCAGGAAACCAAGCGCAAGCTCGAAGCGATCGAGAAGCAGGTCCGGCCGCCGATGGGTGCCGACCCGGAAATGAAGAATGAGCCGTCGTCGACCACGCCAGGTGGTATTACTTACGTCAATTCCCAGTCGGGCAAAAAGGGCTTCTGGCCGCTGTTCGAGGTCAAGCCCGATCTCGCGGCGATGGCGCTGGACATAAAAGACGTGCAAACGCGGGTCGACCGCTGTTTCATGGTCGATGTGTGGATGGCGATCTCGCAGATGGAAGGCGTTCAACCCAAAAACACGCTTGAGATTGCCGAGCGCAAGGGCGAAAAGCTACAACGCCTCGGGCCAGTGTTTGGGGACCTGAAGGCCGACGTGGCTTCTCCTGTGCTTCAGAGAACCGCGAACATCATCATGCGGCGCCGGATGCTGAAGCCTATGCCGCGCTCTCTGATGGGCGTGCCGCTGAAGCTGAATTTTATGGACATGGTGACGCTGGCACAACTCGGAGCCGAGACGGCCAATATGGAGTCGACCTTGGCGACGGTGGGAAACCTCGGAGCGCTCGCGCAGGCTGCGGGTTTGCCGCCGCCGTTGAGGATCTTCAACCTCGACGAATCGGCTCGCATCCTCGCCGAGCGCAAGACGTTCCCGGCGCGCGGCCTCTTTACTGCCGACGAGGTGGCGGCGCACGACAAAGCCAAAGCGGACCAGGCCAAGCAAGCGCAGGCCGTGCAAGCCGCGCAGGCTGGCGTCGAGGCGGCGGGCACCTTAGGTAAGGTGGACGCGAACACCGGCAACATGGCAGGTCTGCTGGGGAGCCGCATGGGATTGCTGCCAAGCCAGGGACAGGCGTGATGACTGATGCTGCATTGGAAGAGGCGTCGACGAATTTGGAATCGCAGAACGTCAAGTTTTGCCGTGCTCTATATGAATCCGAGACTGAGACTATCGATGGTGTGATCATCGAGGGATTTTCACCATTCTACTCCGATCGAAACCCGGAGCCAGTAGGCGAGGTCGTACTCCGCACGGTTCTCCCGGATATCGACTGGCGGCGTATCGTTCCGTACATGGGTGGCGCCAAATTTCGTGCCGCACCAATAGAGACAGTCGGGCAAATCCTCACAACTCCATCGAAGCTGCTCGACGAGGAAGTCGACATCATGGCGGCGATCCGCGACAGCGCGAGGTCTGGATGAACGTACACAAGCCACACGCTGTATTGCGCCGAGCCCTGCGGGAGAGGTCACTGGAGGACTATCTCCAGATGATCCAGCCAGTGCTTGATTCGCTGGGCGGCTTGCCGATCGTCGGCCCATGCTCGGTCCGAATGGCTCCGCTTGCCGGCGAGATAGACCATGACGCGCTCAGTCGTGAACACATGGCGAGATACCCGAAGATCCGGGCGAGGCTCGCCGAATAATGGGTGATCTGACCGAAGTCGAGATCTTCGCCTGCCTCAAAGAGAATTTCCGGCTCGCATCCGAGGATTGTTTGCGGCTCGCTCGCGGGGAACGAGGGCCGGTCTATCGCCGTCTGCGAGACGAGTTGCGGCTGATCGAGGGAACGCTGCGGCAAGCAGCATGGTGGCGCGAAGACGCCCGCTGGCTCTACGTCGTGCCACTGATCGCGAAGGCCCACCAATCGGCGGGGCAGTGGTTACGCGAAAAAGGCCCAGAAACCGGCCGAAAGTTTGCAAAATTGGCGGAAATCCTGAAATCCGGCCAAAAAGCCGCAGAAGACCTGCAACTGAAGCGCACCGAACGCATCGGACTGATCTTGCCGAAGCCTCTACCGGCTCCGCACCGCGAAACCCGCCCGGTAACCGTTAAAACGCCGTCTGGGATCATTCTCCGCCCTGGAGCGACGGTACATTGAGTGTCTGAAGAGCATGATCCGGAGCGCGATGAGTCGGTTGAAGGCGAGGATGGCCCGGAAGCCGTAAATTCCGCTGACCCCGCTTCCGTAGAACGCCAAAAGAAACGCTCCCGCACCTGGACCGCGCAACGCCGCGAGTTCTGGCGACAGACGCTGAGCACCGAAATCGGCCGCCGGGCGGTCTGGGAATTCCTCACCCTCGAATGCTACTTTGGTAATGTCCCGGTTGCGGCGAGCCCGTCAGGGCATCCCGACCCGATGGCGACGATGTACTGGAACGGGGTAAAAAGAGTGGGGGATCGGCTATACGATCTGTTGCAACGCTCGGATCACGCTGCGGTCTATCAAATGCGCCTAGAGCATGACGGGGAGTTTAGCGAGGCACGTCCGCGACGATCTCGATAGCCGGCCCGCGCCTTTCTATCAACCGGACGTATCCCATCTCCTGCACGCAATGCAGCGCGGCTTCGGCCATAATGCGGTAGTGCGCGAGGCTTGCCCCGGTTAGTTCGCATTTGCCGCCGATTTCGGCATCGCAGATGGCTTCCGCCAAACGATCTATTCTGTACTGCCTTACCTTGTCGGATAGATTGCCCTCTAAGATCACTTCATAGACCTTCTCGGTGCTTAGGCCCATTTCGTAGACTCCCGCCAGGCTTCCAGCTCGCTACGATAATAGAAGATCCGGTAGACCTCGCGGTGGTAAGGCGGCCCAACTTTCGCTGTGCGCCATGCCCAAAGCGTTGTTCTAGACACCTGAAGCAAATGCGCCACCTGCTTTTCGGTGAGCTTTCCATTGTCGTAATCTGATGGATACTGCACGATCGGGTTCATACCTCAGGGTATTGCTAACAGCAATAACATTGTGATGTTGCGCCCGTCGCGCAAGAAGCGCGGCACATGCCTCCGGCAGACGAGCCAGTCGTCACGCCAGCCGCTCCGAGTGCGCCTGCCCCCGAAACGCCGGAAACACCGGCAGCGGCACCGCCTCCGGCCTCGACCACACCCGAATCGCCCCCTGTAGAGCCGACCACAACTCCGGTTACCGAGCCATCGGCGGAAACCACACCGATCGAAGCCCCGGCAGAGACGCCGCCCGCGGAAGCCGAAAAGCCCAAACTCCACACCGATACCGCGACTCTTCTGGAAGGCGCCGGCAAAAGTGAGGCGCCGTCTGAAGGCACTACGCCAGTCGAGACTGCGCAGCCGACTGCCCGGGCCTATGAGGCATTCACGCTTCCCGAAGGCATCACCCTAGACCAAGAGCGCATCGCCGCGGCGAATGAGCTTTTTGCGTCGCACAATCTGCCGCAGGAAGCCGCACAGCAGCTCGTTGATTTCCACATCGCCGAGATGCAGCGCTACGACGCGGCGGCTTTACAGAATCAGCACGACACCTTCGATCAATACAGGGCTGCGGAACGCGCCCGCGTCATGGCGGACCCCGAAATAGGCGGGTCCGGTCACGCTACCGCGATGACCACCATCGCCAAGATGCGCGATCTGTTCGCCTCGTCGGCCAAGCCCGGCACCGAGAAATACGAGCAGGACATGGCCGAGTTCAACGACGGTCTGCGGACGACCGGCGCCGGTGACATGCCGTGGCTGCTGCGCCTTCTGCACAACGTCGCCAGGCGGTTCGACGAACCCATTGCGCCATCGGTCTCTTACCGGCCGCCCCCTGACGTCGGGCGCCGGCCTACCGCAACCAATCGCCGCCAAGCCATGTATGGCGAAGTCCAGCCCGGCCCAAACGGGCGCGGATCGTGAAGGAGTAAAGAGTGGCCACAGGTCAATGGCTAAGCATAGCTGATCTTGCTCATAGGTTAGATCCCTATCAGAGGATAGATTATATTGCCGAGATGATGTCCCAGGCCAACGAGCTTTGGGACGATGTGCCGTGGATCGAGGCCAATGAAGTAGGCGGCCATCAATTTACCTTCCGAACCAGCATTCCCCCCGGCGCATGGCGCGCGATTAATGCCGGCGTGCCCTACGGCAAGTCCACCACGGCACAAGCGCGTGTTGGTCTCGGCAGCCTCGAAGGCTACTCGCAGATCGACCGCTGGGAGGCCGAAGCCTCGGGCGATGTAGACAAGTACCGGGAGTCGGAGGACGTGGCCTTCATGGAAGGCATGGGCCAGACCATGACGCAGACCGAATTCTACGGGAATTCGGTCGCCAATCCGGCGCAGTACATGGGGCTATCTCCGTTCTACAACACGGTTGCCACCGGCACCGCGCTCAATGCGGCCAATGTCATCGACGGGCTCGGCACCGGCTCCTCGAACCTCTCGATCTGGCTCTTATGCTGGGGCGAGCGGACGATCATGAACGTCTATCCGCGCGGGTCCAAGGCGGGCCTGACGATGGAGAACAAGGGCGATACGGTTCCGGGTTTCGATAACCTCGGCAACCGCTTCGAAGCCTATACGTCATGGTTTCGCCACCAGGCCGGGCTCGTCCCGATGGATTGGCGCTACGGTGCCCGGCTCGCCAATGTCGACGTGACGAACGCCGGCCTCGCCGGCCCCAATGCGGCGGATATTTTCGCGCTGATGGCGCAGATGATGTACCTGCCGCCGACCCTCGGCAAGAAGCAGAGTGGCATTACTCGCGTCGATGCGCCGGATGAATCGTCACCCGGTATCCGTCCCTGCTTCTACACAAACCGCACCGGGCGGCACTGGATGGACGTGCAGGGAATGCGCGACCGCAACGTCCTCTTACGCATCGACGACTACGCCGGAAGGGTCACGGATGGGTTTAGAGACATTCCAATCAGGGTCGTGGATCAGCTCCTCACGACCGAAGCGCGCGTTGTCTGAGGAATCCAGGCCATGATGACGGACGCACAATACATTTTAATTCCGGTCGCGACGCCGCTGGTGATGTCGCTGGCGACCGCTGGGTCGGTGCAAACGCCTGTAGTCGACCTGCTGGGCCAAGGCGTGGGCACCGCGCCGGTCGGCATTATCGGCAACGTCGCGCTGTTCGGGACCGATTTCGGCATTGGCAAGCAGCAACTGGAGCTGATCGCCTCGGTTGGGGCGGCCTTTACGACCGGCAACTCGGCGACCCTGACGGCACAGTTCCAGCTCGCGGTCGATACCGGCGCGGCCGGCGGATATCTGCCGGGCACATGGAACACGATCATCGAGCAGCCCGGCCTGACGGCCGCCCAATTGGTTGCGAACGCGATCTTTGCGCGGTTCGATTGGCCGCCGGTCTTCCCGGTGACCCTACGCCCCAGGTACATGCGCTTGAACTTCGTTGCACTGGCCGCGACCGCCTTCACAGCTGGCTCGATCGGCTTTGCCGGCGTCGTGCTGTGCCGCGATGACCAAGCAAACAAGTACGCCGCAGCGAATTACGCGGTGCACTGACCATGCCCCTCAGCGAAGAGCAAAAGGCCGCGATGGCGGCTGGCCGCCGGAGAGCTGCAGAGCAGCGCCATGAGGCCAAGAAGGTGGCTGCCAATGCCCCGCCTCTCACCGAGACGGTCGAATTCAAGGCGGTAGTCGCGCAGGCCGTCGATGCCTCGATGCAGCGCATCCTCACGCAGATCGAGGAAGGGCGGCGAAGGGAAGATCCGGGCGCGGCACCCGGCGTCAATGAATCCGAGATCAGCTTTGCGCGCATCCTCGCCGCGCAGCTTGCAGAACTCATCGACGGTGATCGGCGTCGATCGGGGCAGGCCGCGCGGCTCTCCGGCGAGGAGATCGAGGGCCGCCGTGAAGCGCGCGAGCGCATGGAGCGGCTGTTAGTGGACGCCTTCAGCGAGAGCAAGGAGCCGCAATACGATGTCATGCGGCCGATGTACCTCGAAGAGCAGTTGGTCGATCCGACCTGGCAGAATGCGCAAAAGGTACTGATGCGCCGGCAGATCGTCTGGTTTGGCATCCCCAACGAATACATGGCGCCGGCAAATGATGCGGCGCGGGAGATCCACGCGGCGTTTCTGCGCTCGATCGGCGGCAGCACCGCTCCGATCAACCGTCCAGATCTCGGCCGCCCGAAGTTGAAAATCGTTGGCTCTTCGGATGTCGAGGGCGTGCCAGCGGTAGGAAAACCCCGCAATATCGGCATGCTCAAGATGCTGGGCGATACCGTTGCGGGGCAGATTACCGAGACAAACGTACTCGGGACCATCGCGGCCCCGGCGCGGCAGCTCGCATGATCGATGGGAATCCCGCTAAATCCGCCACCGGTTCTGACGCCGCCTGCGGGCGATGCGGCCAATGCCGTGCTCACCGGGCAATTCGCAATCAGCGGCACGTCGCAGGTAAGCGCGACATTCCAGTGTATCGGCGCGTTCAACATCGTGGCCGGCGGTGCGAGTGGCCCGAACGGGGTATGGGGCGGCTCGATGCAGATCGAGCGCTCGTTCGACGGCGGCGTGACCTGGTATGTGTGCATGATCGGCGGCACGACGCCGGCCGTCTACAGCACGGCGAACACGGACCTATCAGTTGTCGTCGGCGAGCCGGAGCGAGGTGTGTGCTATCGGCTGCACGCCCCGACGATAACGGGCGGCGTCGTCAACTACCGCTTCAGCGCCACCGGCACCGCCGCAACCGCCTTCGGGATCTTGTAGCATGAAGCGCCGCATCATCATCGCGCTCGCTTTTCTGATCGGCTTCACGTCTCAGGTCTTTGCGCAGACCGGCACGACGCAGCTTCCGTCACCGACCGGCTCGGAAATCCTCTCGGTGACGCCGACCAGCCCCTTTCCGACAGGGATGAATCAGACTGTCTACCTGACCCAATTACGGGAAGCTCAGGGCTACCTGAAGACGGCCCCGCTGACCGGCGCAACCGTCATCCCGCCCCCAAACACATCGCGGCTGATAATTCAGCCGGCCGGCACCATAGCCGCTTTGACGATCCAGATGCCGGACGGGCCGACTCCCGGAAATTTGCCGGTGGATGGAGCTGAGCTGTGCATCTTCTCGACCCAGATCGTCACGACGCTGACGATGCAAGTGCGCAGCGGTTCGGGCGAGACGCTGAATGCGCCGGCTACGACCTTCGCGGCAGCCAACCAGAACGGAATTTGCTGGGCTTATTCTGCGAGCAACAAAACCTGGGATCGGAGCCAATGAAATTCTTTCGCGCAATCCCCGCCGCAGTTCTGTCGGCTCTGTTGGGTCTCGGCGGCTCCTCGCTCGCGCAGCAGACGCCTCCGGTCCTCTCCCCGATGCACCAAGGAGATCTGGTGCAGGTTGTGCCAAATGGGCTGGCGGGCGCGCAGAGCGTCTATGCTTCGCCAGGAGCGATTGGCGGCCAGGAATCGGTTTCTTATCAGGTTCCTGTTACCGGTTTCTCGATCACCATTCCAAACAACATCTCGCTGTTGTTCCTCAATCCAGCCGGCACGCTTGCGACTGGCACGATCATCATGCCGGCGGTTCCAAATGATGGCCAGCGAGTTTGCTGGACATCGAACCAGATACAGACCGCAGTTACCGTTAGCGCTAATACCGGACAGACCCTTGCCGGCGCAGCGACCGAGACAGCCGGAGCCGTTGGCAGCAGATACTGCCGGACCTACATCGCGCTCACGGCTACTTGGTATCACTACGCAGACGCGTAATGCCGCCCGTATCTCAAGCGCAGCGCCGCTGGGCCTTCGCGAACAAGGACAAGGACACGAAAGAGGGCGCGGCAGCCAAAGAGTTCGCCGACGCCGATCCTGGCGGCAAGCTTCCGGAGACGAAATCCAAGCCCAAGGGGCGCCGTTCGGCGCTCTACGGCAAAGACTGAGTTCCCTTCGGGGGAAATCGGGGCCTCGCCGGGGTCTTTGGCTGAGAGGCGAAGATGGCAACCCCGGCGAGGCTTCGCATTAGAGGATGAGGATGGCCGGGCAGCATCTCTCGATCGCGGATCTCCAGTCGCGGATGGCGCCCCAGAGGGAGAGGCCGGTGGCGAAGAAGAAATGGATCTCCGGAGCGACGTCGAACGCTCACGGCCAATTCCGCGCGAAGGCCGAGGCTGCTGGGGAATCCACCCGGACCTATGCCGATGAGCACAAGGGCGACGAAGGCAAGACCGGCAAGCAGGCGCGCTTGGCGCTCACGCTGATGGGCATGCACGGTGGCGGCAAGAAGAAGTCCCGCCGCCAGACCCTATACGGCAAAGGAGACTGACCGATGGCCGAAGAGAAGGAAGAGCGCGGCCGGCGCTCGGCGCTGTACGGCAAGAAGAAAGCGCCTGAAGAGCATGAGCCGGAGCGCGAGACTGAAGGACGCGAGGACAAGGGTAAGGAAGACGGCGAACAGGCCGAAAAGCCCGACGCCGAAGCTGGTGGAGGCCACGAGGAGCGCCACGTCGAAGAGCGTGCGGCGCTGGCGAAACAGCACGAGACCGAGCGCCGCGACCTGCACGGGAGTCATCGCGAGCAGCACCGGCAAATGCAGTCTCGGCATGAAAAGCAATTCAAGGAACTGAACGAGCGTCAGATGGCCGAGGCTGGGCGAGGCGAAGCGGCGGTGGCGGGCGAGACGCCCAGTGGCGAGGGTGGCGCCGAAGGTGGGGCTGGCGAGGTTCCGGCAGCGAAGGCGGCCTAAGCGATGGCCTGGTCCAAGCTCGTCGACCTCGAAATGACCGACGAGGAAAAGCTCGACACGATGATGCCAATGCCGATGGAGCGGCCGGATTATCCGTGCGGGCTGCGCCTCTGCCTCACCGAGAGCGAGCTCGAAAAAATGGAATTGGACGATGACTGCAATGTGGGCGACATGATCGACCTGCGCGCCTTTGCGGTCGTGACATCGGTCAGCAAGAACGACGGCCCTAATGGGCCATGCTGCCGCATCGAGTTGCAGATCCAGAAGATGGCCGTCGAGAACGAAATGACGGAGAGCATGGAAGAGTGAAATGCGCCTGATATTCGACAACCAAATCGGCAAAATCGAGCTTTCCGTGGGCGATGATGTCTTCGATCGGATGGCTCTCATGGTTCCGGAATTGGTCGACGATCCCCGCGGGAAGAGGTTCGTTGCTGACGAGGAGGCGTGGGCCTTTATCGAAGCGCTACCCGAACCTAAAAACGCGATGCTCGTAAAGCACCATCCGACAAAGCCGGCACCGGGATTTTTCAATGGTGTGCCAATCCTTGTCGATGGCAGGCGTACTGTGATGACGCCCATCGATACGACGCGGAGCGATCTGGATTCTCACATCGAGAGGATCAACCCAGCGCCGCACGGCGAGAGCCACGCCTGGTTGCCGCGTGCGGCCGGATATCATGCCCCCGGATCAAACCCTGAATTGGAGCCCGTCGGTCAGCCGCCGGAGCCAAGCGAGCCGAAGTCGTACATGCTGATGGAGAGAGCGTTCGTTGGCGATGTGCTAAAACTCGCAGGCGAAGTCGTGTGGCTCCAGGATCACGAAGTCGGGCCACACCACGTTCCGGTCGAGATCGCCGATGACAAAGGCGCAGAGGATACAGAAGGTGCGGCGGGGAAGGCGCGCAAGGCGCAAGCGCCGGCTGCGGACAGCCGCCGCAAATGATCCTGCGCCACCTTGCCCTAACCGCCGCGTTGATATTGCTGCCCGCGCTGGCGTGGGCGCAAGGTGCTTTGCTGCAGGCCGGGCCAGCCACCCCTGGGCATGGCACGATGTTGTTGCAAAACGGTTTCTTGCAGGACCAGGGACCGGCGGGAAGTTTCTCGCTCGGCCAGGGCCTGTCCGAGACACTGCAGGTCAACCGCGCGGCGGGAACGGGGCCGCTCGGTACGCACAACTGCTCCTATGATCAACCGTCGCTGACGGGCGCTGCAGGGGCTCATTACCTATGCTGGGATCCGAATGCGCAAGGGGGCGCGCTGATTGCTCTCGGCCCACTAGGGGCGGCCGCCCCTACGGTTCTGAATTTCGCGATCAACGGCTCGATGTACCAGTTCCCCGGCAACGGACAGGGGAACATCTTGGGGCCGAACTCTTCGTGCATCGGATGTCTGGCCTACTTCAACAATACCACAGGAACGCTCGCCAGCAGCTTGCCGCAACTGGTGCTGACACAGACCGGATTTCCGCAGCCGACGCATGGGTTCACGATCGATGTGACGGCGACCCTCAACGGCTCTTATGGGGCCGGTCCTACGGCAGCCAATTTTCTGCATACGATCAATACCGGCACCCAAAGCGGCAACAGCAATTTCACCAGCACCTTGTTGATAGAGCATGAGTTTGGCGGCTCAACAGTCATCGGCGGCCAGAACGCCCTCGAAGTCGATGGATATTTCGATAAAGGAGCTACCAGCGCCAGCAACACGAACCGCAATTACACTGGCGGTTTCTTTCAAATGGTTGCATTTAGTGGCGATGGCGGGACAAACGTCAACAATATCAACACGACCGCCGGATCGATATTTGGTATCGGCACATTCGGAGACGCGAAAGTAGGGACGGCGCTCACGAACGTCTCGGGAGGCGAAATAAATGTCGCACTCGAAACGGGGACATCAGCCTCGGAAAAGACCGGACTGCAAATCGTCGATCATGCTCTCGACAAGGTAAGCGGGACCGCTATCGACGCGGCGCTGGCAATCGGCGCGCAGCCTGGCGGCATAGGATTTCAGAACGCCATTTTGCTCTCAAATGGCAATGGCGCAAGTCCGCTGACCAGCACGGGTTGCGTGTTGTGCACCACCGCCAACATGGCAACGGTCGCCACGGGCGTCGATCTCAGCCAATACAACATCACGGGCTACGCGTGGAAGTCCACGGGGGCGTTCATTTCGGGCGCGGGGGCGCTCTCGGGGATAGCGCTGACAATGACCGGCGCCAATCCGGCCACGACACAGCCTGCGCAAACGCACGGGAGCTTTATCTCCTCAAACTACACGAACGGGAACAACGAGGCTGATTGGTTCAATCAGGTCATTGGCGGCGGAGGGTTTTATTTTTACCAGCTGACGTCGGGCGCGCCGACGCTTGTGATGAACGTCACCGGGACGGGATCGATGATGCTCGCCGGAGGCATGACGGCGCCAGGCGGCTATTCGATGACGCCAACAACCGAAACTGATACGGGGCCATGTGGGGCTGGACAGATAGCCTGGGACGCCAACTTTATTTACGTGTGCACTTCGACGAATGTTTTCAAACGTGTTGCGCTGGCGAGCTACTGAGTTGAGGTGGCGATCGGATCACTCTGGAATGGCGGAGGCGCTGTCCATGTCTGCTAGAGGAGCCATTATTTTTGCGGCGCTACTGGCGAGCGCCATCCCGGCGCTTGCCCAGGAAAGTCCCGAACTGCGCAAGGCCGCGCTCGAAGCGACGGCCGGGCAGGCGTTATTCGAACTCGGGCAGATGCGGGCCAACGCCGTCCAACTGAGCCAACAGATTGAAACCCTCAAGGCCCAGACCGAAGCCCTCAAGACCAAGTGTGGCGAGGCATGCAAATCGGCAGAACCAGTGGTAACGCCCAAATGATCTACAGTTACCGCTGCGCCGCGCGAAATGGCGGATAGCGACCTTGAATTGCCGAGGATATCGGCGGGCCACCCCAATTGGCCGCGCGCCATCGGAGTCGCGCCGAACATAGCAAGAGCCTCGAATGTCCCGCGAGCCGCTGGAATAGCATCGATCGTTCCGCTAGTTCCCGAAATGATGTGGAGAGCCGTTCCTGAAAGGGCTCCGCAACTCATCGAGCCTTCGCCTGCCAGAATAGCGGTGCGACCACAGCTTTTCGAGCCAAGACAGTTCGATCTTGGGGAACTTCCGGATCCGACGCCGGCGATTCCCGGTGCAATCAATGTCACCAACCTTCGTGGTAACGAAATTGTCCTCATTGGAGTTGGTCCGATGGCGACTCAAACCACGACCGCGGCGATAGCTGCGCTCAGCGGCGGCGGTGGCGGTGGCGCAATCCCAGTTGACCTAGATACGGCAGGGGGGCCGCAGACTTACACGCTAACGGCATCACCCACAAATGGCGTCACCTATCAGGTGAAAGATGCCACCGGGCACGCTACGGCAAATCCCATTACTATCACTGCCGGCGGCGTCATAATGATCGATAGCGCTCCGACGGCGAGCATCAATCAAAACAATGGAAGCCTCGATTTCAGGTGGAATGCGACGTTAGGAAAATGGCTCATTGGCTGATCTTCTTTTTGCTGGCATCGGTGGCCGCCTTTGCGGCGGGGCCGGAGGCGTGCGATCCGCGCGAAGACCCGACGGTGTGCGAACTCAAGGTCGAGCGCAACAACGCGATGGACGAGCTGGCGGTGAATGCCGGGAACTTGCGCAAGGCGCGCGAGCGGCAAGTCACGATGACCGAGTGGTGGGCCAGCTATGTCGACGGGATCGGCCTACAGGCTGAGTGGTGGCGGCAATATTCGGAGGGAGTAAATGGCAAAGTATCGCATCATCATTAGGGCGCTTGTAGCGGCTGCGTTGGCGCTCGCGCCGACGCTCTCTTATGCCGCCTACACCGGCACGCCGCCGCTGCTCGTAGCAAATGGTGGCACTGGCGCGCAGACATTGCTGACTCACGGGGTTCTGATCGGCGAGGGCACCGGCGCGGTCGTCGCAACTGCGGTCGGCACCAACGGCCAGATGTTCCTGGGCGCGACTGCTGCCGATCCGGGCTGGCAGACGATGGGCGGCGATGCCACCCTGGGCACATCCGGCACCTTAACCTTGGCCACGGTCAACAGCAATGTCGGCAGCTTCACGAACACGTCGCTTACGGTCAATGCCAAGGGGCTGATCACCGCCGCATCATCGGGCAGCCCGCTAATCCCGACCACAGCTACGGCCTCGGGCACCTCGCCCATCACGATTGCGGCAACCAACTTGCTAACGACTATCGTGTCGATGGGCACTCCAGCGGCCTCGACAATCAACTTGCCAACGGCGGTTCAGACGGCTGGCTGGCGCGAATGCGTGAAAGACGGCACGACCAATTTCGCCACCAATAACGCGACATTGAAATCGCCAACCTCCGGAACGATCGACGGCGTAGCCGGATCGACCGGTATTGTGATGAACCAAGCCCGTCAGGAATTATGTGTAATTTCCGACGGGACGAATTGGTTCGTGGAATAAAAATGTCTAGGTAGACGCCGCCGCCATGCGCAAGAGAGCCCTGTACATGATCCTCTTCGGGGGTGGAATGTTTCTGCTCGGACTAGCGGTTTCAGCGCAAGCTGGTCACAATGAGCTCAACATCAAGTGGACGCAGGCGACGGTGACAGCCGCCGCAATCAACAACACCAATTTGGGGTTGGGCGGCCTTTGAAAATGCAGTGGCACAAGATTGCTGTAGCCATAGCCGCCGCTCTGCTTCCATGCATCTCATATGCGGCGACTACACCAAATAGCATCATCACCGCTCAGACCCCCAACCGCGGCATCGTCCAGTTTCTTCAGGGCACCGATACCGCCGGGACTTACAAGACCCTCTACACGGGCGCCGCCGCCGGATCGCGCTGCGTCGGCATGTACGAGACCAACAACGACGGCACCGCGACCCATCTCGTGACCGTGCAAATCGTCAACACCTCGGTCAAGTATGGCGGCATGGCGATCACGACCGCTGTGAACGACGGATTTGCTAACGGCGCTCCCGCAAAGGCGCTGATGTCGCCGACGAACTGGCCCGGGCTCCCGCTGGACCAGTACGGCAATCCCTATATCATTCTGGTCTCCGGCGATACGATACAGGCGACCTTCGCGACTGCCCTGACCTCTACCGACCTGATAAACATCTATGTCTCCTGCGTTGATTTTTAGGGTCGTACTGGCCGGGCTTTGTCTGGGGCTGAATTCACCCTCGGTCCCCGCCCAGGATTTCACGCTCGACGCGCCGTTGAGGCAAAGGTACGTCGGCCCCTGCAACGTCATCGTCGGTGGCTGCGCCGAAGCGTGGAGCGTCACGCGGCGCATGGTTGCGAGCTATCACGGCCCCTTGCTTCAGCTCGCCCTCATCAGCACTCCGACCACCAGGCTCGACATCGGGCAGACGGCTGCCGGGTATGCCGACATGACTACCTGGTCCAAGTTCTGCAGCGGGACCGCGAGCAATTGTGCGATATACACGATTTACGCACAGATTCACGGTTCGGCCAACAATTTGGTGCCGTCTAATTTTTTCACCTGTGCCGGAGTGCCTATTAATTGCGCGGCCCCTCTTGTAATTGAGTCGGCGACCGGATTGCCGATCATGGAGGCGGATACCGGACAATACCAGTACACCCTAACTACCGACCAGACGGCGCTGGGCGTCACGGGTGGTCAGGCTCCGAACAGTGTTCTGTTCGTTGGTCAGGCCGTCCCTGCATATTCTGCGACAAACGCCGGATCGTTCGGGCTGAGTCATAACTGCTGCGTCGCCTATGTCAGCAACTCGACGAATGAGGTTGCGGTCGGGTACGGAACCGGCTCGTATCAGAGTTGCGGTGTCTCAACGGATTGGTGCCTTGCCGCAGACTATGAGGGTCAGGGGCAAGTCGGCGCGAGCTTCGCGAGCCAGGAAAACGTCGTCGCCGCGAGCGCCGTGAATCCCGTTATCCCACTCGTCAGCGTCAACAACATCGGGACAAACTCCGTCAAGGCGCTCGCCAATAGCGGGACTCTTTCGATCACTGTCCCGGCCGGTGGTATACCAGCCGGGTCGCTAATCTGCGTCGTCATGAGCACTCAAGCGACGGGGAGCAGCCAACTTACGATTACTGATACCGCTACGAACTCCTACGACGTAAGCATTGCTCATGGTGTTAACAACAACGCAGCTGTCAACGGAGTTGATTTGATTGCCTATGCTTACAATAGTCTGGCTCTAAACTCCGGTAATCTTATTACCTACACGAATACGTCGGGCACGACTAATACCGTCGCGATCTCTGCGTTCTACGCCACCGGGATATTCCTCGCCGGCAATGCGCGCGATTCGGCAGTTACTCACGGTAACGGGGGATCGAGCACAGCTCCCACAGTCACTGCGAACGCTGCCCCTATCTCTCCAAACGAGCTGTACTTAGGTGTGCTTGCAACTAATGGCCCGTCTGGTGACACGTTTACGCAAGATGCGTCGAATGCCGCTTGGGTAACCCCGCCCATAAGGGCAGGTACAACTGGCAGTACTGCAACAACCAATTGGACGGTTGCCGGTGGCATGGTACGGTCCAGCGCTCTGTTGACCTATGCACCAACCATCACGACGGCTCCGTGGTCAATCCAGATTATGGCTTTCCAACTTAACTATACATATGGCGTTACGGGTTATCTCAACGGGGCGCAGCAGTTCAACACAATAAAATCTGCTTCTCCGTATTTTAATGTTGGCACCAGCATCCATCTCGGCGGAGGAGGTGACCTTTCCCCCCAGGGAACTCGTTTCCGCGAGGGTATGATAACCAATGCGGCACTATCGGATCGCGATGCGGCTGCAATCCAGCATAATATCACAAAGGCATACCGTGGCCTATCATTTCCTTAAGCCGCGATGACGCTTTCAGTCGACATCGCCAATCGCGCGATCCAACTTATCGGGGACAATCAGCCCGCGATAACCGGCAGCGGCAACTATCCAACCCCGACCTTCGACACATCGACTGCGGGGCTTGCTTGCACTGCTCTTTACGTCGGCGTCGTCAATACCGTCGGTCGGCAATTCGGCTGGGATTTCGCTCGTTCCACAGCGGCGCTACAATCCGGAAATCTAGGTCCTATCATATCGTTGGGTGTCGTGTGGAAATACGAATATCTCTATCCGACCAATGGCGTCCAAGTCCGCCAGCTTGTGCCGACCACGATCACCGACCCGAACAATCCGCTGCCGATACGCTGGTCTGTGGGAAACGATCTGATCGCCGGTGTGCCGACGAAGGTGATCCTGACAAACCTCGCGGCAGGTTTTGCCGTCTATTCGGGGCAAGTGACCGAAACTCTTTGGGATGCGGGATTTACCGAAGTTGTGGTGCGTCTCCTGGCGTCGGAACTCGCGATGGCGATAGCGGGGCGGCCGGAGACGGTTCGATCGCTGTTGGAGACTATGCAGGGTTTCGAGACTCCGGCGGAGACGAGGGATAGCTGATGCCGCTGTCGCTCGCTTCGCCGGAGGACGCTTGCAATGCCGCGTTGGTCCGCCTTGGATGGAAATTTCGGATCGGCTCGCTCTACGACGGCTCGACAGCAAGCAAAGCCGCGCTCGACATCTACGGCCAGACGCGGGACGAGCTGCTGCGTTCCAAGGATTGGGGGTTTGCCGAGCGGATTGTCTCGCTGACGCTTCTCAAGACTGCCCCGCCAGGCGGCTATACCCCGGTGACGCCGTGGACTTCTACCTACCCGATTCTTCCGTGGCGCTACGAATATCTATATCCGGGCGACACATTGAAGGTGCGCTCGATTCGAGGGCAGCCGATACTAATCCCTTCCTTCGCGCCGCGGCCGAAAGTGTTCCGCGTCGCCAATGACCCTACGCTTACGCCGCCGGCACAAGTCATCCTCACCGATGTTGTGAACGCGATCCTGGTTTACACGGGACAGGTGACCGATCCGCTGGCGATGGAGCCGATGTTTCTCGAAGAGCTGATTGCCTCCCTCGCGCGCCGCCTTGCGCCGGTTCTTGCGAACCTGGATGCCGCCAAGGTCGAGGCGGGTGACGAAGTGGCCGCAATGCAGGCGGCGGAGGCCAAAGAAGGATGACCGTCGCAGCCGATATCGCCAACCGCGCGCTAGATGCCTCGGGCTGGTCCGGCCCGACGATCGGGGATCTCGAAGAGGGAACCGAGCAATCCAAGCCGTTGCTCCGCGCCTATGTGCCGGCATTGCACGAACTGCTGCGGTCGGCGCATTGGAATTTCGCCCGCAAGCAAGCGCCTATGGCCTTGTTGGCCGACGCCACGGGGCAGACGCCTAATGTGGGTTCTGTGGTCCCGTCGCCCTGGATCTACGAATACCAGTGGCCGATCGACGCGCTAAAGGCGCGGTTCGTCCCGCAGAACGCTCAACAGCAGAACATGCTTCCGCAGTTTTCGGGCTCTTTCCCGCTGGTACAGGGACCGCCGCTCCCCGGTACGGTCAGCATGCCCGGCCTCAATGTCGTAAATCCGTTCAATGTGCGTCTCGTTCCGGCCCGGTTTTTGGTGGCGCTCGATTTCAACTATCCGGCCGTCGTAGGAGCAATAAGCGATTGGAGCCAACTCCCCGATATCCAGAATATACAAGGCGTGGGACCGCAGCAGCGCACTGTGGTTCTGACTAATGTACAGAACGCGAGCCTTATCTATACGGCGGCTGTCGATTATCCGGACGAGTGGGACGCTCTTTTTCAAGAGGCGTTTGTTCAACTCTTGGCATCGCGGGTGGCATTGCCGCTTGCCAAGGATAAGAAATTCGGCCTGGCGATGCGCGGTCAGGCAATTGCGGCTTGCAAGGAAGCGATCAGCCAAGCGCGCATCACCGACGGCAACGAGATGTGGAGCTCGGTCGACCACATGCCGGATTTTCTGCGGGCGAGAAACGCGGGGGCATCGTGGAACGCAAACTTCGGATGGGGACCGGACGGTGGGGGATGGCCTGGGGTCTTCAGCGGGGGATGGGACAGCATCAGCTTCGGCGACGGCTCGGCGTACTGAGGCGTCATGGCCGAGCCGATCCTACGCCCATCCTTTGTTGCCGGTGAAGTCGCCCCTTCATTTTATGGGAATGTCACCAATCAGCACTACGGCATCGGCTGCTCGACGATGCGCAACGCCTTCGTCAGCTATCGTGGCGGGGCGTATTCCAGGGCCGGCACTGCCTTTGTCGGCTTCTCCAAACAGACCGGCCGCAGCGTACCGCCGCGGCTGATCCCGTTTCAATTCAGCCTGACGCAAGGGCTGATCCTGGAATTCGGCAATTTCTACATGCGCGTCATTCAGGGCGGCGCGTTCGTCACCGAGACGCCGATTTCGATCACTGGCATCTCACGAGCCATCCAGGCCGTAGTCTCGGCGACGAATTCTTTCACAAATGGCGACTGGGTTTACATAACCGGCGTTGCCGGAATGACTCAGGTCAACGGCCAGACCTATGTCATCTCAGGGGTAAGCGGATCGGGTTTCACACTCAACGATGTCTACGGCAATCCGATTGATTCGAGAGCGTTCGGAACGTGGACCAGCGGCGGCACAGCGGCTCGGATCTACACCGTCACTACTGTCTATGCGGAGGCTGATCTATCGTTTCTGAAGTTCACGCAGTCGGCGGACGTGATGTCGTTCACCTGCTGGAACCAGAACACGGGTACGAGTTACCCGCCCTACGACTTGACCCGAACGGCCAACAACAATTTTTCTTTTGCGCAGGTAACGTTCGCGCCGTCGATCGGCGCTCCGGCCTCCGTTAGTTTATCCGCCACTCACGCGCCCGGGGCACTGGGAACGAGCGATACCAGCGCGGCGACCTATGGCTACGAGGTGACTGCGGTCAATCCGGTGGATCTGACCGAGAGCATCGCCTCTCCCTTCAATTCGATACAATGCGCCAATATTGCCGTTACTTCCGGCAGTGTCATTGTGACTTATGCAGCCGTCGCCGGGGCGATCGAATACAATATCTACAAGGCACAGCCCGTTGCCGGGACAACGGCGGCGCTCCCTTCGTCGGTCATCCCTCCCGGCGTACTTTACGGCTATGCGGGATCTTCCTATGGCACGAGCTTTGTCGACACGAATATCGTGCCGGATTTTGCTCAGACGCCGCCGCGGCACACCAATCCTTTTGTCGTGGGCGCAATTACCAACGTGGCGATGAGTTTCGTCGGCGCCGGCGGCACCGGAGCCCCGACTTTAACCATTACGACCTCGACCGGTTCGGGCGCGGTGATATTCGCGGCCTACAACAGCCAGTCGAACACGGTGCCATCCTGCATCGTACTCGATGGCGGGAAAAATTATGCGCCGAGCGACACGATCACATTCTCGGGAGGGGGGTTTTCCAGCGAGCCGACCGGCACACTCGTGCTCAGTCCCGCGTCCGGGGTTTACCCGAGTGTGGTGACCTATTTCCAGGAACGCAGGGTCTATGCCGCGACGCCGAACCAGCCTGATACCTACTTCATGTCACAGCCCGGCGCTTTTACGAATTTCGATACGCGCATCCCGACAATCGCCAGTGATGCCATTACCGGAACGCCGTGGTCTCAGCAGGTCAACGGCATTCAATTTATGGTCAGCATGCCCGGAGGACTCGTCGTGCTCACCGGGCGGCAGGCATGGCAGTTGACGGGAGTCGGGGGATCGTCACTCAATCCACAACCGATCACTCCGGCTGATCAGCAAGCGCAGCCGCAAGCCTATAATGGGTGCAGTTATAATATTCCGCCGTTTGTGCTCGATTACGAGGTTTTCTATGTTGAAGCAAAAGGATCGATCGTCCGAGTATTCAGCTACAATTTCTTTGTTAATATCTATACTGGGGTGGATACAACTTATCTGTCCTCTCATCTTTTCCAGGCGCTGGGATCTCAGGCCAGCAATGGGCTTATTCGCGAATGGGCGTGGTGCCAAGAGCCATATAAACTCCTGTGGGTTGGGCGGCAGGACGGGACATTCCTCAGCCTCACCTATCTGAAGGCGCAGGAGGTCGCCGGATGGGCGCGGCACGACACGCAAGGCAGCGTATGGAGCGTCGCGACGATCACGGAATTGCCGGTGGATGCGCTCTATATGGCGACGCAGCGCGCGCCGGGCGGCCGGAACGCCTATATGATCGAGCGCATGGATAACCGCCTGTGGTCGAGCATTTCATATGCGTGGTGTGTTGACGCGGCGCTCGCGACAACGACCACCGGCCCGAAGACGAGTGTGGTCAGCGGCCTCAATCACCTGATCGGCGCCACCGTCACGGGGTTATGTGGCGCAATTGTGATCCCGCCCCAGGTCGTTTCGTCGACGGGATCGATTAACTTGCCAGCGTCTGTGCCGGCGGGAACTATTGTCGTGGTTGGACTGGCATTCACCGCACAAGTGCAGAGCCTTTATCTCGACGCGGGGCAGCCGACCATACAGGGTCGGCGCAAGAAAGTAGCGGCGGCAACGGTGCGGCTGGAGGCTTCGGCTGGACAGGGTGGTATCTCCGTGGGCTGCAATCAACCGGACGGGAGCACTCAGAGCCCAATGGTGACGGCTGCGACGTGGAGCAACATGGCGGTCGCGCCGGATAAAGGGGCGGCAGCAACGACGGCGTGGGGGGCAGCACTCAATCAGCTATACACCGGTGATATTCGCGTACCGATCCCGGGCGGCTATGACGTGCGCGGCCAAGTAGCGATCCAACAGACGGCTCCTCTGCCATTGCAGGTGCTCGCGTTTATCCCGGAAGTGCTCGGGGGTGACTTGCCGGAATCAGGCGAGGCTCAGCGTCAGCCGCGAGGCGGCGGCCGATGATCCGCATCGTCGATGCCGAGCCGCGTCATGTTGGGATGATCGCCCGGCAGATGTCGGAGAGCGATTGCGCGCGGTTCATCGGGCTGGGCCGCGATCCGCGTCGGGTGATCCGCGGGTTCTTTCGGCAATCGTCATACCGGCGCACCGCCTTACTCGATGACGAGCCGATCGCGCTGTGGGGCGTCACCGGCTCATTGATGTCGCCGGCCGGGCTCTTCTGGCTACAACTCAGTAGAGCCGCGAAGAAATTCCCATTGCGCGTGGTAAAGGAGGGCCGCACTGAACTTGCGCGAATCATGGAAATGCGCCACGAGATCGTATGCTATCTGCACCATGACGACACCGTGGCGATGCGTTTCGCGAAGTTCTTTGGGTTTGAGATCGCCGAGCCGGCAATGATCGAGGGCATCGGCTTTGTTGCGCGCCGGGGCTCGCTGCGGCGCATAGAGATTGAGCCATGGCCATTCTGAAATGACAGCCGCCCTTCCAGTTCTGGGCATAGCCGGGGCTGGTCTTTCCGCTATCGGTACGATCGCGGGCGGTCTATCGACTGCCGCTGAGGCCCGTTACCAGAGCCAGGTCGCGGCTAACAATGCCACGATTGCTAACCAAAATGCGGCCTATAGTGCGGCGGCCGGCTCCCAGCAGGCGGCTACGAGCAGCATGAAGAACGCCGCTGCGCTCGGCCGGATCAAGGCGGCGCAAGGAGCAAACCAGATCGACGTGAACACCGGGTCTGCGGCGGCCGTGCAACAATCGCAGCGCGAGACCGGGATGCTCGATACGTTAACGACGGAGAACAACGCGCTCTTGCAGGCGTATGGCTACCGAAGCCAGGCCACCAGCTACACGGCGCAATCCGGTCTCGAAAGCGCCGAGGCGGCGCAGGCGCCGATAGGAGCCGGGATTGCAGCTGCAGGCGGGCTGCTCGGGAATGCGAGCTCGATCGGGTATAAGTGGAACGCCATGCAAAATCCGCCCGGGGGATAAATGGCGCAAGTCCCATACGATCAAGGCGTGCCCAGCGTCTCGCCGCAGACGGGCGTACCCAATGATTATCAGAATATCCCGACGCGACCGGGGGAATTTGGCGCGCATATCGCGCAGGGACTTCAGCAAGCTGGAGCGGGAGCATTAAAGGCAGGGCACTTCTTTGGTGAGGTGGCCGCCGATCAGGCTACGAATAACTTCCTCGATGAGACAAACAAGGTTCTTTACGGCGATCCCGATTCGGGGATTCAAGGCTTCTACTCGCTAAAGGGCCAAGCCGCGATGGATGCCGAGCCCGGCGTCCGTAAGTCCATAACTGATCTCCGCGAGAAATATCGCGGGCAGATGGGCACTCCCGATCAGGAACTGCTGTTCGACCAGAACACGCGGCGGATGCAGTTCTATTTGATGAGCGAGGTCGGCCGGCATTACGAGAACCAATCAAATCTCTGGGCGACGGAAGTCAATAAGGCGACGGACAATAACGCGCTGCAATTCATCTCTCAGCACGCCGATGATGAGGAACAGGCAAACCACGGCGCCGCTGATTTGATGAAAAGTCGGCTCAAGCAGCTTCAGATCACGGCGGGTCTTACTCCAGGTCCAGAGATCGTAAATTCCACTCTCTTGGATGCACGCCGCGCCGCAACGGAAGCGCGTGTCCGGGCATTACTGCCGACCAACCCCGGATTGGCGCAACAAGTTCTCGACCAACAGCGCGATCTCTTCAAGGGCACGGCAGCGTATGATTCGCTATCGAATGCCGTAAAGGGTCATGCGGTCAGATCCGAGGGAGATGCGCTGGCGCGTGGCGTGCTGGGTTCGCCTATGCCAGAGAGCGGAGATTTATGGTCGCGCATCAAGGGGGCGGAGGGCGGCGTCGGACCAGGCGGTCAAGCTCTGGTCTCATCTGCTGGCGCGGTGGGAGTCTCGCAAATCCTACCGAGCACCGCGCAAAAAGTTGCCGCGGAGATGGGCGTGCCTTATGACGAAGGGCGACTGCATACCGATCAGGCATACAACGAGGCGCTGGGCCAGCGATATATGCAGGATCAATTGCAACACTACGGCGGCAATGAGACGCTGGCGGCGGCGGCCTACAATGCTGGCCCCGAACGAGTCGACCGATGGCTAACGACGATCGGCGATCCGCGAACAGGCGCTATCTCTAATGCTGCATTCGCGAGCCGCATCCCAATCGATGAGACGCGCGCTTACACGATGAGAGTGGCTGGCTCGCAATATGCCCAAGCCGGGTCGCCGACAATGACCGATGCTGGAGGCAATCCAACGCCGCAAGTGCCGGGTCTCGCTGCTCGACTGCGACAGATTGAGGAATCAAGTGCATCGCCGGAAGCCAAAGATCATGCTCGCAATGTGGTCGCGCAACAAATGCACGCGCAAGAATTCGACCGCGCCGAGCGCGAGCGGGCACTGAGAGAGGCGAGCGAGGCCGCTGCCAGCGGATACATGACGCGCATCCTGACGCATCAGGACACCGACGGCATTATCAACGAGATCGCGAGAGATCCGTCATTTGCGCACGATCCGGGGCGGATGGAGGCCCTGCGGAACGCTGCCATCGCCAACGGCGTGGTAGACAAGACGAAGCCCTTTGGTCCCGGCTTTGATGATGCGTGGAAGCAGATAACGGCGAGCGAGAATAGGCTAACCGATCAGACCGCGATCTTACGGCGAGCCGGACCGGGCGGTGATCTCACGCTTGAGGGAGCCGAGAAGCTCACCAAGACCATGCGCGAGATGCAGTTGCCGGAGAAAGTAGGGGACGCCAAGATTCAGGCTGGGGCGATGGCTTATGCCAAGCATCAACTATCATTCGAAGCCGATTATGGCGTCTTCAAACTCCGCGACCCTAAAGGAGAAGACGCGTACAACATCGGATTTACGCCAGCGTTCTTCAAATACTGGGAAGATGGGATAAAGGCAGGCAAGACGCCTCAAGAACTATCCTCGAAAGAGAGCATGGATAAGATGATCCAGCCGTTCAAGCGCAGCGATGCCGAGGAGATGAAAGACAAACTGGAGGCGGGGACTGAGACGAATGCGAATGCCGCACCCACAACTCCAAAGGGTCCGAACATGGGGGCCGCCAACGCCGCCCTCAGGGCAAATCCCGGTCTGCGTACAGAGTATGATCGGAAATATGGCGCCGGCGCTTCTAATGCCGTGCTCGGTCCGCTGGGACCGACACCGCCCATCGCGACCCCGCCCGTCGCTCCGCAGCCCTGATGGCAAATTTCTTTGATCAGTTCGACGGCTCGCCAGACAAAGGCAGCAATTTTTTTGACCAGTTCGACCAAGGGGCGGCGCCTTCAGGTCAGCCACCAATGCCTGATTGGTATTTCGAGCATGGGCCACACGCCGATGTTTTGAATGCGATGGGGCAAGGTGCGGCGGAAGGATGGGGTGCCGAACCTCTCCATTTCGGCGAGGACACGACAAACTTTCTTAGAAGCGCCGGTCTCTTCGATGATTTGCAGAAAAGTCATCAGAATTGGCTGAAGACGTTCAATGAAGTGATGCTGCGCCCCGCGGCCTCAGCGCTCGCGACCGGAATGGAGAGCGTCTATCGTGGCGGATCGGCGGCATTGCGGGCCGGCCAAGCTGGAGTAGCTGCTCTCGGCGAACGCGCCGAACAAGGCGGACTCCCTGGAGCCGCCGAAATAGGGCGGACTCTGGCGGCGATCCCGGAAGCATTTCCGCGAGGCCCGCGCGCTGAGTTGGCGCAACCTGTTCCGCGCCCTCCCGCTCCCGAGCCCGTAGCCTCACCGGAAGCAAATGCAAGAGCGGTCCTTGCCTTGACGCCGCCCGATCTCGCCTATGCGCGTTCGTTGGCCGTGATTGGCGAGGGCGAAGCGGGGTGGAAGGGTACAGTCGAATCAGGACCGCGCGGCGATGAGGCTCGCGCCGCGGCAATCAAGCAGGTGCGCGAGGCAACTCCAGAAGAACCTGAACCCGCCGTCCCGCCGCCTACACCCACACCCGATATTCATCAATTGGCTCGCGGCATCGCGCCGGACGCGTTCCGGCAATACGACACCCTCGGATTGCAGCGGGATACCCTGCGCCGTCAGATAGATGATCTCGACGATATGCGCCGCGAAGGCACGTCTCCAGCGATAGCGCCGCTCGATCAACTGCTCAATGAGCTGCGCACCCAGAGATCCGGGGAAACCTCTCGCGGTGCCCGCCGCGATCTCGCGGGCCAGATCTCCGTAATTGAAGCTCGTCGCGCCGAACTCGCCAAGGCTCTCCCGGAAACGGGCGACACCGCCGAGATGGCCGCGACACGCCAGCGTATGGCCGAGCTCGACTACCAGATGCGCGATCTCTCTCCGCAGGTATCGGCAGCATATCGCGCGGCGCAAGAGCCGGGCGTTTCACGTGAAAC